AATGACAAGACCACAAATAGGACAGTTGTGTTTGGTCTTAAGTCATTCAACAAAACTCCTGACGATAAGTTCGAATATCGTGTATTCAGAGACGAAGTTACAATGCTAAAAGAGTTCATTCTCTATTGGCAGCAGAATTGCCCAGATATTGTGTCAGGATGGAACACAGATCAGTTTGACTTCCCTTATCTTATCAATCGCATTGTACGCATCCTAGACGAAGATCATGCCAAGCGCTTGTCGCCTTTCGGTATGATTCGGGAACGAATGGTTGAAATCCGAGGCAAAGAAGTACAAACATACGACATTGTTGGTGTCAATCAAATTGATTACCTCGACGCATACAAGAAGTTCGGAACGTATAGTGCAAAAGAATCATATGCATTGAATTACATTTTGCAGATCGAATTGGGTAAAGAAAAGTTGGAATTGCCCGGTGACTCATTTAATGACTCATACGAAAATTACTTCGATACTTTCGTTCGATACAATGCATGGGATGCTGAATCAGTACATGCACTAGATGACAAAATGAAATTGATCGACTTGATTGTGTCGGTGTCATATCTTGTTAAGTGCAATTTCCGAGATGTGTTCGGGCCAGTTAAGACTTGGGATGTGTTCATCTACAATCACCTTGACAAGAAGAAAGTTGCTGTGCCGCCACGTAGTAAGAAATTGGCTGGTGCATTCGAGGGAGCATGGGTCAAAGACGTCGAACCGGGCATGTATGGTTGGACAATGTCATTCGACTTTGCATCTCTATATCCATCAATCATCCGTCAATGGAATTTGAGTCCAGAGACCTTGGTCACAAATGAAACAGCAAATCTCTCAGTCAATGCGTTAGTTAATCCAATTGACAAGAATATGCAATGGTTCGATCATGCGAAAGAGAATGATTACACTGTTGCAGCTAACGGATCAATGTATCGTCGAGACAAAAAGGGGATTCTGCCTGAGTTGATGGAATTCTTAATGGTTGGTCGTAAGATTGCCAAAAAGGAAATGATTGCCCTTCAGAAGGAATATGAGTCCACTAAAAACCCGTTGCTAGTGCCTAAGATCAGCGCCCTTGATAATCGACAGATGGCGCTCAAGATCCTAGCCAACGCAGGTTACGGTGCGATTACTAACGCAGGATTTAGGTATTTTGACTTGAGGATAGGTGAAGCAATCACATTGACAGGGCAAGCATCAGATCGCCATGTTGAGAAGAAAATAAATGAGTACATGAACAAGATGTTCAAAACGGACACCGATTATGTAACTTATGGTGATACAGACTCGTTGTATGTCAATATGGATGCTATTGTCAAGAAGGTTTGTAAAGATCCTAGTGACATTGAAAAGGTATGTAAGACGCTAGATTTGATTGGTTCAGAAATTCAGAAAAATGTTATTCAGAAGTCCATTGATGAAGTTTATGAGCTTTGCAATTGTTATGAAAAGATCATGGACATGAAGCGTGAGGCCATTGCATCGAAGGCACTTTGGACTGCAAAGAAACGATATGCCATGATGGTGCATGATTCTGAGGGTGTCATTTACAAGCCATATAAAATGAAAATCATGGGCATGGATATTGTGAAGTCTAGCACTCCGCAAACAGTCCGAAAAGAGTTGAAGAATTCATTGCCTATTATTTTCGAACAAGGTGAGTTGGCTCTTCGCAAATATGTTGCTGAGGTGAAAGAACGGTTTATGCAATTACCCATCGAAGATATTGCATTCCCAAGATCGGCGTCTGATATTGACAAATGGTTTGAGAAAGACACGTACAAGAGTGGAACACCAATTCATGTGCGTGGTGCGATCATGTATAATAAATTCACAAAGGATTTGGACAAGTATGACAAGATTCGGAATGGTGACAAGATCAAGTTTGTGTATTTGAAGGTTCCAAATCCAATCAGAGAGAATATTATCTCATTTCCGAGTAGTGGAACTCTACCTTCAGAATTGAAACTTGACAAATATATCGATCGTGAATTACAATTTGAAAAGACGTTCCTATCACCATTAGAAGGAATCACTACAGCAATCAAGTGGGATCTTGTAGAACGCACAACACTAGAGGGGTTTTTCTCGGATGACACCTAAACAGATTAAGCGAAAAGCTGACACAATAAAGCGTAAAAGTGACAAACTTTACGCCGAACTGCAAAAGCTGCAATCAGAATGTCCGCATGAAGAACTGACAGGAGAAAATCATGCTAATACAGGCAATTGGTCATCTTCCGATGACAGTTATTGGACAACGTATGTGTGTCCAAGTTGTGGGAAAAGATGGAACGAAGATCAAGAAGAAAGCTGGTGGGACAAAGAAACCAGAGAGTTCAGGACAAAGGATGGATACGCCTACAAGGTGATACGAAAATGAAAGACACATTAACAAAAAAAGCACTTGAGCGACTGATAATTCTTGGAGAAGAATGTAATGAGGTCGCACAAGTGATAAGCAAAATTCAACGGTTTGGAATCAATAATTGGAATCCTATTACCAATGAAAAGAACATCGATCTGCTAGTCAAAGAGATGGGTGATGTTATTATGATGGTTAGTATTGTTTGTGAGGAGTTAGAGATACCATGGGAGAGTCTGGAAGCAGCAGCAAAAGCGAAGAAGGAAAAACTAAAGCGTTACACCACGCACTCTTAGGAGTCGGCGCATTAGTTGTACTTAGAGTAGTTGGTTCGTGGATGGATAAAGAATTTTGGAAGATTGTTAGAGATCGTCCAAGGAACCATTACAAGTACCATAAATAAAATGTCGGGTAGTTCCCGACATTAAATCAATCAACCAACAACGGGAGTAAATATGTCACTATTAGAGAAACTAAAATCATCTGGTTCTATCAAAGTAACCACCTTAGCACAATCGGTTTTGTTCAATGAAAAAGACTTCATACCGACCTCAGTTCCTAGCATCAACGTCGCATTCAGCGGTCGTCTCGATGGCGGAATGGTGTCGGGTTTAACGATTGTAGCGGGACCCTCAAAGCACTTCAAATCAAGCATGTGTCTTATCATGGTTAAAGCATACATGGATAAGTACAAAGATGCAGTCTGTTTGTTCTACGATTCGGAATATGGCGTCACGCCTGATTATGTTTTGGATCATGGTATTGATGCAGAGCGTATTCTACACATTCCAGTCGAACACGTAGAGCAATTGAAATTCGATATTGCAAAACGACTAGACTCAATTGCTCGTGATGATCATGTAATCATTTTCATTGACTCAATCGGCAACCTGGCATCGAAGAAAGAAGTTGAAGATGCATTGGACGAAAAGTCTGTTGCAGATATGAGTCGTGCAAAGGCTTTGAAGTCGCTGTTCCGTATTATTACCCCACACCTGACGACCAAGAATATCCCTTGCATTGCGGTCAACCACACATATCAAGAAATTGGGCTTTTCCCTAAGCAAATTGTGGGCGGCGGCACTGGGCTTTACTACAGCGCCAATCAGATCTTCATTATCGGTCGATCCCAAGAGAAGGACGGCACCGAGATCACGGGCTGGAACTTTACACTCAACATTGAAAAGAGTCGTTTCGTAAAGGAAAAGTCGAAGTTGGCTATCGAAGTGTCATACGACGAAGGTATCAACCCATTTAGTGGCCTACTGGATATGGCGCTCGAATCGGGTCATGTAACCAAACCAAAGAATGGCTGGTATCTAAAAGCAGGCGAGACCAAGAATGTCCGTGAAAAGGATACCAACACATATGAGTTTTGGAATTCAATTGTTAGTGACGAGACCTTCAAGGAATTTGTCAAGAACAAATACATGCTGACCACAAAGCGTACATTGATTGAAGAGGAGGAAGTTGACGATGAGTAAAACACCTATAGGCCATTTTGGTCAAGAACTGAAAGTTGGTGATAAGATCGCCATGGTTGCGAAGTCATATGGCAGTTGTTATATGCTTGTCGCAACCATTCATTCTATCAATCCGACTAAATCTTACTATGGTACTGATGACTTTGAAGTCAAAGTGGCGTACAAGAAACAAAAAGTGAAGTACAAATACGACAGAATAACAGGTCGTGGTGAGTATGTCGATTTGGGAGAGAAATTGCAAATATCTAGAGTATATAACTGGAACTCAGCAATCACTTTGGAGAATGCGCCATGAGTAATGTGAAAGTTGGACCTTCCGATAAACAAATCGAAGGACACATTGTTCTAAAAATATCTGACACAGAATCTCCGTTTTGTGGTATTGAATACTATTACGAGGGCATGAAGTTTGCTGACAAAGAAAATGAAGATGGTTCGATTCAGATGACATTTGAATACACCATAACTGATGGCGAAATACCTGAGGGCAAACAAATGGAATTCGAGGCGTTTTTGGGAGATCAACTCATAACGATTCTAGAAGATCAAATGGCCCGAGAAGAAGTTGTGTTCAAGGGAGGCACTGGTGAGACCGAACTACTCTGAGAAAGAAGTTCTTGATATATGCACACCATTCTTTAAGGATATTGGCGAAACATCATTCCAACTAAAATTGACAGTAGGTGGGTCCCCATGTATAATCATATCACGTAATGCAGGTGGCCCAAAGCCTATCATGGGCGTGTATTATACTGGGGATGAATGGATTCCCGTTAAATGGACTAATGAAGGGAGATTTATCAACAATGATCATCCAAGAAAGTTGGACATTGACCTTGTTAAAGAAGAACAGGAGTATGCATGACGAATGAAAGAATTGAGAGTGTTATTCTTGAGGGGCTAATTGGAAATGAAGAATATGCAAGAAAAGTGTTACCTTTCATCGAAGAGGATTATTTCTCAGAACGCCTCGACCGAATGCTTTTTGCTGAAGTCAAACGATTCTTCACAGAGCACGGAAAAGCCCCAACCAAAAAGATTCTCAAGTTGTTTCTTGACGACAAAAGAGATCTGCGGCAGGAAGAATTAGAGATAGCAAATGAGATTGTTGATTCGTTGGGTACGCCAGAACCAAACAATGATTGGCTGAATCAGCGTACAGAGAAGTTTTGCAAGGATAAGGCGATTTACAACAGCATTATGACTACAATTGCCATTTATGATGGCAAGAATACGAAATATAATCGTGAGGCAATTCCTTCATTATTGAGTGAGGCTCTATCTGTATCTTTTGATAAGTCGGTCGGTCACAATTATTTTCAAGATGCAGATAGTCGATTTGAGTTCTATCACCTAAAGGAGGATCGTATTCCATTTGACCTAGAGATGTTCAACAAAATTACTAAGGGAGGTTTGCCTAGGAAAACTTTGTCGTGTCTTTTAGCAGGAACTGGAGTAGGAAAGTCTTTGTTTATGTGCCATCATGCAGCAAGCATGGTTCGTTCTGGTAAGAATGCGTTATATATCACTCTGGAAATGGCAGAGGAAAGAATCGCTGAACGAATCGACTGCAATTTGATGGATGTGCCAATTGATCAACTTGTTAAAATGAAAAAGACTGACTTTGAGACCAAAATCGATGGTATCAAATCGAAAGCTCATGGTCAGCTAGTTGTCAAAGAGTATCCAACAGCTGGTGCTCATGTAGGCCATTTTAAAGCATTGCTAGACGAATTGGAGATGAAGCAAAACTTCCGACCTGACATAATCTATATCGACTATATCAACATTTGCACAAGTCAAAGATACAAAAATGCAGGTAGTTTTAATTCCTATACAATAATTAAAGCAATCGCTGAGGAACTTCGAGGCCTAGCTGTTGAGTACGATGTACCAATATTGACCGCAACACAAACAACAAGATCGGGTAGTACAGATACAGATATTGACATGACTGATACATCTGAATCGTTTGGTCTCCCTATGACATTGGACTTCTTTTTCGCAATCATACGAACGGAAGAACTCGATGAACTGGGACAATTGATGGTTAAGCAACTTAAGAACAGGTTTAATGACATAAACTACTATAAGCGGTTTGTTATAGGGATCAATTTACCTATGTTCAAGCTGTACGATGTTGATAACCCAATAGCAGACCTTGTCGATACTGGCAAGTCGGACGATGATGGGCCTGTGTTTGACAACTCGAAGTTCGGAAAATCCATGAAAAACAGAGGAGACGTGCAAGAACTAGATTTTTCGTAGTTATTTTTGACAGTTGTACTCGGTTGCCTCGAATTTATATACCATAAATATATTATTCGAGGCAACCTTACGTTGAGAACAAATGACACTCACTGATTACATAATTGAAAAAGTATTAGGTAGAATACCCAGAGCGCTGAAGCCAGGGGAAGAATTGGATGTTTATACCGATGGTGAAATCGGCCCAGGAGGTGTTGTGGGGAACCGTAAAATAGATAAACACAACGGAAAACGACATTTTTCCGTATCTTTTATGAAACATGTAAGAACAAAAGTTGTCGATGGTGAGCTTACTGATCAGTATGGAACTCCTATCTCAAAAATTCGTCAGAAATATGACATAGAACGGACCGCAAAGAATGTCTAGTACTTCCGATGCTTACGAACATGCAATAGCAAAATCGATCAATGAGTCGATAAAAGGTCTGAAGGCAGAACGACCAAAAGTTGCCACGTCGTTTCCGGATGTTAAAGTTGAATATCAGAGATTCACAGGTAATAATGCGGTGTGGGTGGAAGTTAAGATGAATCACACCGACAACCTAATGAATCCTAGATTCTATTACGATGGTGGGTGGAAAGTTGTTGAGTCTTATGCGTCACCCGCAACAGAAAAGATAACTAAATTGTGGAATGCCAGTAAAGAAGCTAATCAATGGATTGAAGATTTGAAAGTGTTTCTGGTTAAGAATAAATTTAAAGGTGATGTTAGGAAGATGACTTTGCATTCTTCAGTCACATCAAGAAAAACTGACATAAACTCAGTGCCATTAGATATTATGAAGAAATTTCTTGCAACAAGGCCCACAAAGAATATTTGCAAAGTGGAAAATGTCGATGTTGGTGAGTTGGTGACATTACATTACTTAAAAGGTAAAAGTGCTGTTGCATATTATGTGTCGTCTGGTGATGATTTTTACCAATTCGGAACTAAGAATCCATTAAAGATCCCGGGGGTTCCAGTGTTCAAAGGAATGAATGGTATTGTTTTGCGTATTGGCGATAGAAGTGGTAATTTTGAAATACAGGCTGAAGTCAAGCTTAAGACAATGCCGCATAGTAAGTATAGTGTTAAACCAGGAACATCGAAGGAAAACCCATTTAGAAAGATACCCACAAAATTATGATGGAATTTAAAACATACCTCGAAGAACATATATTAGACCATTTGGCTGGCGGTGGTCATGGTCACTACGGCCACGTCCCTGATAATGCATTTCATGGTGCTCATGCAGCAGTTGCAGGTCATCATTTGTTCTCACGAATGGTTAAGCGAACACATGGAAAGTCTAGTGGTATAATTCCACAAAAGAAAACTGATGGTAGTGTATCTGTTGTGACAGTCAAGAATCATCCTTCATCACCACATTATAATCCAAATCATCCTGTTGGTGCCGTGGGTGTTGCATACAAGGGCCGCATCGAAGCTAAGACTGTTCCTAATCACGAGAAAGTGTCATATTCAAAAGAAGATGTGGCAAAGCATTATGGCAAAGATCATCACCTGACACCTGTCCTGTCTAGGTTGGTCGATCATGCACACAATATACATGGTAAGGCAGCAATCATACAGCATGATGTTCATACAACTGACCCAAAGAACGACCTGCACCACGAAGAAGGCCGCACTCATTGGCAGCCAAACACCATCAGGAATCACACAACAGATCCACATGAGATTAAGAAGCTGAAGAAAGCGAAAGTGGTTATTGCATCACATACTGGGTTCGATAAAAACATGTCGAAGGCACGTGGACTAACAAAGTCTGACGTTAAAGATCACCCGGATGTTTATAACGTGAACTTGACTGCGAAGAAGGTCGATCATTCGGAAGTTAAGCCTCACCTCGATAGAATCAAACATCATTTGCGTGATAAATCAACACGAGCACATTTAGACGTTGTTGGACATGCATCCTACAATTCAATGCTTGAGCGCTTCACTAATCACAAGGTCAATAAAGGCGAATACGGCGGCGAAGGCCACGAACCTTTAAAGCATGAAGAATTTAAGCACTTCGTAAAGAATGCACATGACAAGGAAATAGAGAAGGCCAAGTCGGAAAAAGGTAAGGCATCAAAGACTGCGGAACGTGACCGTCAATTGGCAGAGATAGACTCACACAAGCACTCTATCCACAAAGCATTTGAAGTGCATCATGCAATGACAAATGGTGTTCGTCACTTTGTCAAGAAAACACATGAAGCAGATGATTCACCGATCAAGCATGAATTACCTGATGGGAAAGGTGGGTATTCTCCAGCTCCATTTGAGGGCGTTGTACCACGTGGCAAACATCACAAAGTCAACTCGCAAAAATTCAATGATCGTGCCGAATTCAATCGCATGAACAAGATCAATGGTGAGCAGCGCTTTGGTAAGAAAGAGGTTTCAGAATCGGTGAGGTACGTAAGATGTGGAAGGTGTGATGGTAAGGGAACAATCTATGGTGCATCACCTCAAAACGATATGCCTCACAAATTACAACATTATAACTGCCCGAGATGTTCAGGTAAAGGTAAAGTAAAACCTGAGCCCAAGAAAGAAGTTAAAGAAGAAACTGAAGGCAAGCATGGTTACATGACAACTGGTCGTTTTCAACCATTGCATCGTGGTCATGAAGGGTTGGTTAATGACACCATAGCAAGAGCTAAAGCAGCAGGCACAACAGCGCATGTTTATGTGACTCATAACAAAGAAGGTGACGAGAGAAATCCCCTTTCGACAGATCACAGGATAGCATTGCTGAACCATGCGTACCGAGATCATGTCAAAGCTGGTCATGTTAAGTTCCATGCTGGTTCAGGAATGCACGCTAACGTAGAACATTTCCATAAAAACAATCCGCATATCAAACATGCTCATGTGGTGTTGGGTGATGACCGCATGGACGCCGCCGAGTCCATTAAGAAGTATAACGGTAAAGCTGATAAGGCTGGAAAAGTACCGTACAACTTCCATTCTATAAATGTTCATCAACGTGAAAAGGCGCCCAGTAAGCATGATGGAATACATGCAACAGAATTGCGTAATGTTGCCAATAGTGATAAATCTGACACAGAAAAGCACAAGTTCTTTAAAGATCGTATGCATCCCAACATTCCTGATCACATGATAAATAAGACAGTAAAGCAAATCAGAGACGTTTCACAAGCAAAAACGAATAAGCCGAAACGTAAAAAGACAATAAAAGAGATGATGGAAGAAATAAACCAATGTTTGAAAGAACACAATGAGCATAAATGAAACTTCTGTTGATGGGTATATCGATGCCATTAAAAGGGCAGGTAAGTTCCCCAAGGGAAAGCTGCCCAAAGAACCAGAAGTTGATCGTGTTCATATTCCGGGATTTGGTGTTGTCAGAAAAGAGTGGGCCAAAAAGAACGGTTACACAAATTTCACACCAATTGGAAAACAAACCGAAGAAGTCAAACCTGCTGAAGTTGCAGTGTTGTGTGAAGAAGTCATAGAAGAATCTATTAAGTCGCCGCCTGCATCATGGCGTGGTAAGAAAGACACATGGCGCAACATCACTGATGCTCAGAAACGCCAAAAGTTAATGAAGCAAACCGCAAAGATAAAAGATCAAATGCGGAAGAAGTTGCAAATGATTAAGAAAACGAAAGACAAGCTGGCTAAGGAATTGAAGAAGCAGCGAGAGCTTCGCATGATGAGGTATGAGAGTTTGGACGTTCCTACAATGTCGGCAGAATCATTAGCTAAATTACACAACGTCCCATTAAGTGAAATAGAATCACAAATAGCTAAAGGCATCAAGATAGAAAAAGAACACACAACAGACGATGCTACTGCTAGAGAAATTGCATGTGATCATATCAAAGAAAATCCAAAATACTATGACAAGCTGAAGAAGATTGAGGAATCAGCTAAGCCTGCATTTGAACGTGGCAAATATTCTATGCATTTCCATGAGAATGACGAAGATCGTGGTGGTCATTACAGTGTGCATCACGATGGTAAAGAAATTGCTAAGTATCCATTCACCGACATTACAAAAAATGTTGGTCCGGCACATGATGCAGCTAGGAAGCATATCATAACCAAACATGCAGAAGATGTGAATGCCGAGAATAAGCAGAATGAGCATGACTATCAGCATAAGAAACCTCTGTCGGACTTGGAAAAAGAGTGGCTGCACCTCGATAAGAAATTGGTGCATCACATTCAAAGCAAGTCAGGTGTTTTCTCTGATAAAGAGAGGGTTAGGTGGGAATCGTTGGGTAAAATCGCAAGAAAGTCCCTAATCGATGGGACACATGCAGAAGCTAGTCATCGTGCATACATGAGGCCGAAAAAGAAATGATTGGATTCAAGGAATATTTGTCGGAGGCAAGGGGACTTCATGTGTTCGACATTGACGAAACACTAATGAAAACCAACGCAAAGATTCATGTGAAGGATAAGAGCGGGAAACATGTTACTTCCCTCGACAATCAACAATTCAACGACCACAAACTACATCCTGATCATCATTACGATTTCAGTGAATTTAGAGATGCTAAAAAGTTTCACGATGAATCCACTCCAATTCATCCCATGATCCGAAAGGTTCAGGCTATACAAAGAAACATCAAGGCTGGCGGACACAAATCAAAGGTCATAATGAGTACTGCCCGGGCAGACTTTGACGACAAGAAACCTGTTTTAGATAAATTCAAAAAGCATGGTATCGATATGGATAGCATTCATTTACATCGTGCAGGCAACATTGAAGGCAATCATAAACCAGCAGAGAAGAAGAACGTCATATTGCGTAAGCATTTAGATACTGGAAATTATGACCATGTTCATTTCTACGATGACTCAAAAACCAATTTGGATCATTTCCATAAATTGAAGGCAGAATATCCACACATCAAATTCCATGCTCATCATGTCGATCACGACGGCAAGACGAAGAAGCATGAGGTCAAAGAAAGTTGGCAACGTGCGTCAATGAGAAAACATGGATCGGTTAAACCTGGATATTGGCATCCGGAACAGAAACGGTTTATACAGGACATGAACAACGCCGACAAACCCGAAACTGGTTGGACGCATGATCGACTGGTTGATATCAATGCTGAAGTTGAGGTTGGTGGTAAAACTGTTGCAGGCAAGAGAGTTGTGAGAGAGGCCAGGGATTGGCACAAACCACAACAGAAAGCTAATTGGGGCGGTCGAGGAAATGCAGCTTCTAGGAAAGCATTGGCTAAGAAATTTTCAAATGCATATCAGGTGCAAAGAAAGAAAGAAGAAGATGCTCGGATGAAACTTCGTGATACAAAGAAACCTGTCACTGAGTCCCTCGCAAAACAAGTTGCAGTTGCCTTAATTGCGCTGAAGGCTGGTGTGCCACATCATCAAGTTGTATCTCCTGCAGGCGAGTCTGAAGATTGGACAATTCCATCAAAAGCTGCTATGGTTCCAAAAAGAATTGCAAGAATGAGAAAACATATAAAAGTACCGACAATAAAGGCTAAACCATGATTAAATTTAAAGAATTCGTTACTGCAGAACCGATGGATGAGTTTCTAGAGCATCTAATGTCTGACATTTATCCCGATGATTTTCTTGTAGAGGAAGCCGGTAAAGTAATCCCAATCAGTAAGCATCCTGACACACCAATTGCAAAGGTCAAAAAAGCATTTGATCATATCGGTGAGGGAAAGAACCCACATACCGGCGAAGCACTTCCTGATTATGGTTCCAAAGCATACAAAGACATGATTAAAAATGTTCATGCTCGTTTGAAGGAAAAGCATGGCGTCGATCCAAAAAATCTCTTGGCTGGCAATCATAAACTGCAAGATTCAACTGGAGAACACATCAAAACTAAGAATGGCAAGATGATCTTCTCTCAGGGCCTTAGCCTTGCCCCAGCACACAAGATCGGTGGCGTAAACACCTGCCCTAAAGCGACAGATGATTGTAAAAAGGTATGTCTCGCTCACACATCTGGGGCAATGGCACGATCACAACAAGTCAAAGATGCTAAGATTCGCAAAACTGAAGCGCTATTCGGTTCACCGGAAGATACAGCACTAGCTTTGCATCATCATATCAATAAAGAAAAGAAAGCTGCTGAGAAGGCAGGCGATTATGGATATTCAGTTCGCATGAATACGACTTCGGATATTCCACAAAAAGTGTATCATGGTCTCCGCAAAGCGCATCACGATGTTCAATTCTATGACTACACAAAAGAACACAAGCAAGTTCTTGACAACCTAGCAAATAAGAAAGAACCAGGCCATAAGAACTTACATTTGACATTCAGCTCAACAGGTGTCAATCACCCAGAGTCGAATTGGCACCACGCAGCTAAAGTGTTGGATGCTGGTGGTAATGTGGCAATGGTCTC